TTTTAACCATTCGATAAAATATCCTCCTGTTTAGGCTGGGACAGTTACAATATAAGCAGCCGTATCAGTTACATAATTACGCCACACATCAGTAGTGCCGGGCTTGTAACCTTTAGCAATAGTTACATTAGCAGCTACATCTGAGAAGATATTATCTAATACCATATTTAAATCTCCCTGCCCAGCAACAGCAACAAGATTGATTTTAAAATTGGTATCATTTGCAGCTTGATTTAATACATTACCCTGGAATAATCCCTGACTTGCAGACATTCCAATAGCATTAGTATTACGCCAGAACAAGTTATTACGAACTCTCCAACGTAACGGAACAGCAGCAGCAGTATTTAATCCTTTAATTGCAGTCGTTAATGAATCAAATCTGCAATTAGTAATACCAACAAATCCGCAACCACCATTATCTTCAATACCAATAGGAGTAGTTGCACCATTAGCAGCAAACTGACAATCTTCAAATTGTGCATGTGAAGCATCAGTTGTATCCACAGTTGCAGAACGTGTTAATCTGACAGCGGCCGATGAAGTATGTGGAGTAAATTCAATATTACTAATTAACCAACCTGCTGCACGTAATTCAAGTAATGGAGTAGTTGCTACAGCACCTGAAGCAGGAGGTAGCCATGATGCACCACCACCAGTTGCAACGCCACCACTTGTTGCTTGACGTGGTAAATTAGCTGCACCAATAATTGTAACATCATAAACTTCAAGAGGTGCTACACACTGTTCTCGTAATACTCCGCCTAAGACAATCACATCTCTGGAACGAATTAAACCAGATGTGAGAAGTGTAGTCATTGAAATAAAAGATCCACGTGGCCCTTTACCATCAGGAAATACAAACCATGTTTTTCCAATCGAACCAAGTCGATTAGAAAGATTCATATCACGAGAATCTTGTCTTAACTGCTGCCAGAGTCCAGGTTGTGCTGACATTATATTATCTCCGTCCTAAAAGAACAGCCATGAAAATCCCCATGACCAGAGAATTACATACTTCTTGACGCTTTATATCCTGCTCGAAATGGTTTTCGTCTAATAGTTATTCGTTGTCTACCTTTCGTTGGAATTGTTAATGCTCTATCTAATCCACCTAATGCATCACCATATAATCTTTGTGATCTTTCAGTATTTTCTTCAATATCACTAGCAATTAAAGATGCTGTTCGATTACCAAGAAATGATATTGAATTTTGAACTAAAAGATCTGTAGATTCATCTTCTATTTCTATAAATAATGAACGAATATAATCAAGTTTAATATCATTATCAGCATTAGCAGCTAACATTTTCATTTGGTTAGTTGCCCACTGATAATAAACAAATTGATTAATCTGTGCTCCAATTTGATATTGAGGTAAAAAATCTAAGCGAGTCATAGGAGTCCATTGATTTAAATCTCTTGGACTTTCCCATGCAACTTTAATTTCAATTAAATCATCTGGTAAAAATGGAGCAGAAGCTACACCATCATCAAAAGATATTTCAACAAATCCAGCAGAAGCTGCATCAACATCTATTACAACAGAAGTAGTATCAGTTACTGGAATATTATTAGCTTCATAAATTTCTTGAAGTTCATAAAGTGCAATGTTAAGAAATGGCAACTGAACTGCATATGTATAAATTTGGCGCGATGCATCATTTAAACGAGCAGCGGCAAAATCCATTACCGTGCCACTGACTAAATTAACAGTTGCCATTTCTTTATCCTATTTAACTACTGGGTCAATAATGCCCAATTCTTTAGCCAGCTTAATATCAACAATTCGATTACAAGCTGAGCATACTGGAAATGCAGGATTGCGAAGATTGCCACAAGCCACACATTTAACTTTTTCAGTATCAATGCTAGACTTCATCCAATCCCTATCTCTAAGATTTAAAGATTCAGCAGCCATACGCATTAAATCTGAAATAGCATTTGGAGAACCATTAGTTCTTGCCCAACCAACATCAGCTAACTTAACTAAATTGTTAAACCAGACCTTCTGTTTTGCAATAGCTTTCTTTAAAGCATCAGAATAGTCTGCACGAATCTTTTTAATATCTAATTCACCAGCTACAAAGAATAATCCGGGCATTGATGCATCCATATCGCACATCAATAACCCATTACACCAATCATTAATAATTGATTCTGCAATAACAGTTGCACTAGTAGGAATTTCAATTAATGGCATTTCATCGCCAATATCACGCCACCATGAACTAGGACCAACAACTGTAATTGAAGGATTTTCCTCAGTACCTGCCGCAACCGAAAAAACTCCCGGCTGAATGGTATGCTTTCTATCTTCAATTGCGCGAGGATAAACACTTACAATTGTAGCTTTATCTAATGGATTTGGAACTTGCCTAATTGTTCTTTTATTACCTGCTACGATAGACATTCCTGGTGCCATGATATACTCCTAATAATTAATTGGGTTTTGAACCCTGTTTGGTACTATCTAAGAACACTGCATTACCTTTATCTAAACCATCTCCTACCATAGTTTCATTACCATACAATCCATCTAGAATTTTCTGAACTCTTTGTTTTTTAGCTTCAAGTCCATTATTACCATCTGCATCAGGATCATTATATACTGGATTTGAGCCTTTACCTATTCTAAAATAAATTGTATCTACAATAAGTTTACATACTTCCCAGTTAGGAGGTAATGGAGCCGTATTATTATCCCAAAAAGGATGAATAGGCTCAAAACTAATCTTAGCACCACATAATTCCATCTGTTGTTCAAGTGGAACTAAAACTAACCTCTCAAGTACATAATGTTCACGAAGATGTGGGTATTTCTTCATTTCTCGTACTTCTGTAACACGACGAAGAAATATTTGATTTTCACTATAATCTTCCCAAGTACCAAATCTTTTTTCAAATTGGCTTGGCGCCCAACTTACACGCCAAATAGGTAATCCAGAAATAGTATCTATTCCAAAGTGATTAATTAATTGACCATTAATAAATTCTCGTAATGACTTATGAGGTTCACTACGTTCATTAATTATATTTAATTCGTTATCCATAATTCACCAAAAATCGTTTGCGTTTATTGTATGCGCAACCCACATACCTTAAATTAAGGTTCTGGAACGACAGCAGCCTGTGCAGCTAATGAAGCAGATAAATCATTTAACTTTGTAGTCTGATCTAACAATGCTTGTTTATCTTCAGGGCTAAGACCAGTACTAGATGCAAGTAAACGCTGAATATCAGCACTAATATTTGCTAATGAATCAGCTGACGAACTGAATGCAGCAGTAGCTGCGTTAACGAAATCCTGCATTTCAACGGATAAAGCCATAACTAACTCCTTTGTTCGTTTAACGTCTACATAAATCTCTTTTATGAGAGTTAGAGACTCACTTTCATGAAAATAATTATGTACATGAATCTCTAACTTCATAATATCTCCTACACTACTGCTTTTGGATACCACAGTCCAGTTCGAGGATCATAACATACATCAATAGGACGGTCAGCTACTGAAGTATATGCTACTGCAATACCACCACGAGTAGCTACACCAGTATTTAATGCCGTAGCATATGCTGATGTAAATACTAAAGTAAGTTCACAATATCCCCCCGGATTAGGAGGAACAATTGTAGTAATAGGAGTTGTACCCGTAATACGGGTAAACTTCTGAGTAGGAGTGATAGTTGCAGCAGAAGCAATAGTAGTAGGCTTATCCTGCTTCTCACTCTGTGCGGTATAATAATCGTAAGGATAGTTTGCTACAGACATTTGAATATATCCTTAAGAAACGGTTACGGTATAGTTACCAGCAGCCGCACTAAGCGTCACAGTAACAGTGGTTGCAGCAGCAATGCTAATGTCAGTAACTTTGTCATTAACATCAACTAAAGTTAACATTGCAGTCACAGGATTAAAAGTAAACTGTGCAATGTTAGAGAATACACCGGACGTTAAAGTATTACCCGGTCCAACGGTACCAGTTGCAGTTACAGTTGCTACACCAGCCATTATATATCTCCTTAATAACCGGCAGGAATCTGAAGGTTGTCAATATAGGCACAAGCAGCAGGATTATTTACGAATACCTGGAAACCAGTGACCATATAGAAGATTTCAGCAGTAGCAACTCCACCAGATGCACCGCGAATCTCGAAGATATTACGTCCATCAGTCTTATAGAAACCAATAGGTAATGTTTCTCCGCGACCCCAAACAGAATCTGTAACGAAGTCAATACGCGTTTTGTCCCACGAGAAAGATTCCATAGTTGGCGCACCAGCCATAGACATCTTATCGAAGTACATGTTCAATCCTTCTTCTTTAGGCTGCTTCGGAATGAAGGACACAGACTGTCCTACATCTTCATAAGCCTGCTTCTGACATGGATGTAACCATGCTTTAGGATTGAAGTTGTTATTAATTCCAACTCGATTACCAATCTGATTAATTGCTAAACGAGGTAATGGAATAGAGAATGCACTACCACCAGCATTCACACGATTAGCTCTAATCTCAGGCGTGCTAGCACGACTAAAACCTAACCATGTACCAGTAGAAGCATTTGAATGCTGATAAGGCACACCATAAAGAGCAGGCATACTTAAGGGCGATGTAATACCTTCAGTAACTAATACGTCAGTGGCAATAGCACCAGCAACATTAGGAGTAACCTGAATAGTATTGTTAGCAACGTCCCATTGAGTAATTCGGCCACTTCCGCGCAGAGTTGCTAAGGTAGCATCAAAGACTTGAACAACCTGATTATAACGAACTAACTTTGCACCGAAAGTATTCGTTAAAACATAGGTGTCAAATCCTGCGCCTGCTGTAACGGTAGAAATAGTACCTACCTGTCCAGTACCAGACTGCATCATCTGTGAATCAATCTGCTTCTTGAATTCATCAAGAGTATTAGCAACTAATTCACGAACTGCATTCTGTACAGATTTACGCTTGTCATCAGTGGCCCATTCAGTAAGTTTAGTGTATTCCACACCTTCTTTTAAGAATACAGACTGAACTACTGCCTTGTCCCACTCAGGACCACTACCACGTCCTAAATCTCCACCATTAGGATCAAAATATCCAAAATTACCACCTGGTCGTAACTTTAAAGGTACTCTCATCTGACGATAAGAAATTACCTGAACATTTTTCTTCTTAATGTTGTTAAAAAACATGTCATCTTGCTCGAATAAGGTTTGCACATCAGTGACAACCTTTTCGAGTTCTAACCCAACTACATTAGGTTCAATAACTGCCATTTGATTCTATCCTATTTATTCCAGATTATTTACCTCGCCTTAATAAGAAATCAAGGGAGGATTCACCCGGAAGTGGTTTATTTCGATCTTGCTTATTTCCACTGTTATCATTCTGAGCTGTGGATTTGCTCCTATTAGCACGTTCAGTTGTATCATTAGTTTCTTCATCTTTCTTAAGTCTAGCACTTGCACCTTTTAATGCTTCTGCACGAACGGACTTGACAATCGGTAATAAGATTGTCTTATATTTAGTAAAGTAAGCTGATTTAATTCTATTCAATGCTTCGTCGGTAAACTTTTCTTTACCAGCTTTATCTGTCAACTGTTTAACAATCTGTTGAAATCTTACATCTTTCTTCAACAAATTTGAAGCCTTATTTAAGACTTCCTCAATAGCCTTAGTTTTAACAAAACTACCCATTTGACCTTTAGGATCAATTGTTTTTTCAATTGTTCCCTTAATCTGATTATCAATTGAGGTCATTAACTTTGATGTATGTTCTTTAAACTTACCTTGTTCGAAGTCACTACGTTCCTTGTTTAATTTATCACGTTCAGCAGCAACGGAAGAATCTACAACAGCATCAGCAGCCAATTTCTTCTTCCCTTCCCACTTAGTTGAATTAAACATAAATTGATAGAGGACAGATGCAGCATCTTGAATAACTTCATCTTTCTTCTCTCTACCAAATGTCATCATTGCTTCAACAATATCTTTTGCAGTGTTTCCAATTACATGCTGAAATGCATTAATATCAGTTTGAGCAAGATTATCCATGTAATTGTCAACAAGTTTAGCAAATCCTTTTGGATTCTCTGCTAAAACTGCTTTCATAATATCAACTGTCTTGCCTTCAGTTAAATCTGCTTCAAATCTTTCAAGTGTTTGAAGGGAAGATAATGCTTCTTTAGCATCATTAATAGTTGGTAATAATTCAGTATATGCACGTTCACGATAAATTGTAGATTCAAGCCCAGGATGCTTTTTAAAAATATCCGGATAATCTTTAATTAACTGTCTACGTTGTACAGGTGTCTTTAATTCTAAATCTTCATCAGTTGGTTCTTTTAAATCTTCTTCAATTTCTTTTAGTTCATCTACTTCTTCATCTTTAGCATCTTTATCAGTAGATTCTTCTTTTTCAGATTCTTCCGCATCTTCCTCAACACTTTCTTCAACATCTTCCCGCGCTTCGGCACTTTCATTTAATGCCTCTAATATAGACTCTGCATCAGTATCTTTCTCGACTACAGCATTACCACTACTAGCATCTTCAGGACTATTGAATTGTCGGAACATTTGTATCTCCAGTAATTGGGGCACTCTGATTACTTAAATTAGGTTTTTCCTGTGGAGGTTCCCCTTGTTCCTCAGGATTACCTTGTTGCATTGGTGGTTGACCAGTATTCTGTGCGTCTAGATGTTGCTTAGCATGTAATAATACATTCTGATATGCTTCAGGATGATTATCTTTATAAAACTGTCCAATTTCAGAAACTGCCCATTTACGACAAATTTCAAATTGAATTGGATGCGTATCCATTAACACATCAACTTCAACAGATGGAGCAAGAGGATTTAATTGATCTCCTGTTTCAATAGGTTGTGTTTCAATTAATTTACCAATTTCTGCCCACTGTTTTTCAACGTCATCAGCACCTGGAACATAAAATTCATCTAATCCAATAGCCTGTTTAAGAATTGGTAAGTTCTCAGGCTGCATCATCATCTGAATGATACTAGGATTAGGACTTAACAAGAGCTGCATCACAACATCTTTACGTTGTGCCCATGACATTGGTAGATTTTCATTTGCTTCTAATTCAACTTTACCAATTTTACCAGCTAATTCAGATTTTTTAATTACAACATTAATGAATGATCCGTCATCGCGCTTCTGTACATCACGTTCATCGCATTGAATCAATCCAATATACATTTGAATTGACTTACCAATTAAATTCTTCCACCAAATACATTTAGTTTTCCAAACATTACCAAGTCTTGACTTTGCTGAGTTGGAAGACATTGAATATTCAGATGCAGTACCTGAACCTTCAATCTGTCCACCAAACAAACTTGGTATTGCACCTGATGCAAGTTGTCCTAATGATTGAATCTGTTCTCCAAATGGCATAACTTCACCAGATAGAGTAGCAGTTTTAATTTCAAAGAAACCATCTTGTATTTTTTTATTTCCACTAATAGGTTTCGTTGGAATTAAAGCGCCCGGTGACACTTCAGTTTGTGAATATGCATTAAGGTCTACAACCTGTGGGTCAACAAATGTTAATCCAACTCCATGCTCAATAGTCTGTTTAGTTAATGAAATTAAATCATTAGTAATTTCTTGGACTGAAGTTAATAACATTCCGAGAGGTTCATTACTTAAATAGTCTGCAAGAGGATTATATTCAAATGTCCAATGCTTATCTAATTCTTCTTCTTTCGCGCATCCGAACAAATCATTAACAAATGATGCTCTAATTCCATTAGGGTATTTTCGCTTCCAGTGCTTGGTCCGTTCATCAGATAAAACATTGTATGCTGCGCACTTAAACCAAGCATGTTTAATAGTAACACAGTTAACTGGATATTCGCCTCGATATTCTGTTGATAGACGTGCCCATTGTTCATAACTATCAAATCCCCCAGCTTGATTACCTGAATATTGAGAACCAATTTTTTTATGTAATTTTGGAAATTCTTCTATTGCATTAGCATAATGATTTTCATAGCAATAGAATAGATACAAAACTTCTTCTTGCTTACGAGCATATAATGGAATCTTACAATTCAATCCACCATGCGCTTCAATACATACTCGACCTTTAGCTTCTTGAATAGTATCAACTAATATAAGTTTAATATCTTCCTGAGTTTCAACTTGAGGAGTCATCGGTTGATTACAGGATGGACATATTTCTTGACCCATTCCTGGCATCATTTCCTGATTCATCATATCAGGTGATTGCATATTAGGTTGCATACCCATATCAGGAATAGGCATACCTGCTTCAGTAGATTCTTCTACAGATTCAGGAATAATTTGATCATCAAGTTCAAATCCACATAATGGGCAAGAAGTTATTTGATGTAACTCGGATTTCTCCTCGTATTCATCAACAGGATATGTTCCATAATCTTTACTATGCTTTGCATAATTATATCCACACACTAAACCTTCAGTGGAATAAATGTAA